GCCCGGCTGGCATGCGTCTGAAAGATAAACGAGTATAAAATTGGTATCGTTGGGTAACTACTACGATGTCACCTTTTTTAATAGGATTGTCAACAGTCTTAACCATAGTATTCTCCAATCAATGTACTAAACCAAAACGCTTCGCGCACACTGGGCCATAACCCAATTCAGTGCTACGACTATCTTTGAGACCGTGATTACAAAAACTGCAAGCACCAGTTAGACGCCCATACTTGCCAGCAGTGGCCTCGGGCTCTGCGGCAAACTCTTGTACCAATGCTAACACGTCAGCACCGGCTTGTCTAGTAGCATGGAAGTCACCATTGATGTCAATGCGACCAAAGTACTTGTTGGCACCAAACGGACCACCGTCTGTTACAAGAATTTGGCCAGCATACTTGCTAGCGGGACCGGCACGACCAAACGCAACAGGCTGACCCTCAATGCTTTGTAGCTTGACCTTGATACGCTTAAGAGTTTTACCAGCACGATCAAACATGTCTTGAATGCGCTGAACGTTGACTTGTACAGCGGCAGCGGGTGCCGGGGCAGGATTAGTAACACGCTGAGTAAGCGTATCAACCCATGCCAACTGCTTGTCGCTGAGACGACCAAAACGGTAGAAGTTGCTGACTAAACTGCCAGCGAACTCTGCGTCACGAGCAGACATTGCGCTCATTGCATTACGCAGAGCTTGCACTTGGGGTTCCTGAGCAGCGTCAGGGCTAACAACACGAGGAGCACGATAAAAACCTTTGTATGCCATTTTGATCTCCGTTGTTTCAGTGTACCGTTAGTATAACAAAAATCAGTAACCCTGTCAAGTCTAGGGTTAATGCGTGTTTAGTGCCGGGGCACATGAATTTACAATTTCGCGCTCTGCGGCATGCGCGGGCTTGCGTCCGCGCACGATGTCAACTAACAGCATGACATGAGCTTCTGCGCCGTGAGTGCGAATACTGTTGCATAAGGCCCACGACTTGTTCTCTGTTACAGCACGACGAACATGCTTTTGCCAGCGAATTTTCAGTGCGCGATTGACTTGACTACCGCATACTGTGATGCCAACATAGTGCTCGTTAGTCACTACATTGACGATCATGTACAAGGCATGCTTAGTGTCTTGTCTGCGTTTACGAGTACGAGTTGCTTTTTCCATACTCGTAGTATAGCAAAATGGGTAGACTGTGTCAAGTTGTTGTGTAAAAACAACACCTCAATGCAAGAAAAATGGGTGATTCTGTGTTGTTTTCTTGCAAATCAGTGTTGTTTTAGTGCCACAACAGTGTTGTTTTTCTACAACTTAGTGTAAGGTACGATTTGGTGAAATCAAGCGATCTATGCCCAATATTTCAAGGATTTGAGTCAGTGTTTCGCTGGGATTTTCAAAGCCCTCGGCGGGACCAAATACAGTTTTAAGATTACCATCTCTGTCTAGTAACAGCCCGACATCGGTATCGTCGATATCGAGTTGACTAGTTTCATCGAGTTCCAATGATGCGAGCTCAGATTCCTGCTGTTCCAAAGTTTTTGACATACTAGAACTCCCGTTAGTTGCAATATTTACTCGAAAATCTTTCAAGTCAATATTGAGTTATTTAAAAAGAATCAAGCTCATGAGCACAGTCTGTCCACAAAATCCTAGACAAATTGTAGCCAAGTAAAGAAAATTACGCTCAAATAAACTTTTAAAAAACACTGCTATCAAGGCTCCCCAAATAAACAACATAATATCCACTGGTGGCATGCGATCGCTTTGATGTGTAAGCACTGCAAACAGTGTTGGTACACTGCTCAAATGTAGCATGATTATGGTTAACCATCCCAGTGTATGAGCACTGATATTTCCCAAATGTTCCCGAATAAACAGTAGCATGTTGCCGGGAATATTTAGAATTGATTCAAAAATACGAGTCACAGCAGGCAAATCATTATTCATACAAGTCCTTTATTTGTAAAAAATGTGTCGTCCAATTTTGATAATGCGTTCTCGTTTCCAACCCGGATTAACATAGTCGGCATGATAATACAAAGCTTCGGTCAAGCTAGGTAACCGAAATCCTTCTAGTAAAACTTTTTTAGCAGCTTCCATGCTTTGATCATAGACTTCGCGATGTAAAATTCTACTAGAACTGTCTCGGTCACAGTACCAACTAAATTGGCAAACTACTCGTTGGTAAATTATGTTTTTTTGATATACAACCTGACATAAATCTTCAGGGAATCCACGAGCATTGGCACGATTTACTGTGACTTGAGCAACAGCAACCTTACCTTCAAAAGGTTCGTTGCCGGCTTCAAAATAAATATTTCTTGCCAAGCAAGCCAATTGTCTTTCGCGATATTGAGCTGTGATCTGCGAGGGTGCAACTTCGGCAATGCTTTGAAATTTCTTTTCCATTACCCAGTGCAACATGTTGTAACAAAAATACAGCCCTACCAACATCAGTAAAACAGCAAACGAGTGCACCAACCATGGTATGATGGGTCGAGATTGAACTGGTGACCAGTTTGTCATAATTTCTCTCCTTATTGTCGGCCAAGCCATAGCATCTAGACACTATAGCATTTGATATACAAAAAAGCAATTAATTAGGCAATGTTGACTGTTGCCTAAAGTCCAGATTCAGTAGCAACTGTGAACCCAAAAGGAACTATTTGGATTTGACTAGAGCTCCATATTGGTCTACTTTGATCTGATGGTGTTAAAAACAATTCGACTCTACATGTAATTATGTTAGATAAAATCGGTGGTATACTACTACCAACTCTAAACGCTAGTCGATAGCGTCGAAGATTATTAGCACTAGTGGTTTGAATCACAGCGTCAAGAAAATTATTAATCACTAGATCTCCGGTTAATCTAAACCACCATGATCTTGACACAGTGTCAGCTAACCCGAATTCAATAACTAGAAAATCTTGACCTTGTACATTGTTAAACAATAACCTAGTATCTGATAGATACAATTCAGTGCCTGGTATGTATACTGCTGATACAACTTCGGGCAAATCATTACTGGTTGAATAACTGGTTGTAGATAAAGTAGTAATGCTATAGGCTAAATTAGCCGATAAACCAAGATTTACAGCAGCATCAACACTGGGTTGACTGGCAACCAAGGCAGTTCCATATGACACTGTGTCAAAGGCCACAGAACTCTGCTGTATTATAGCAGCTAATTTTAAAACTTCACTGTTGCGATTTTCTGCTTGACTGGCTAATATTGCCTGTCCAGTTAAATTGTTACTGGCCATGGCTGTTATAACACCAGCAAAATTTAATTGATAGTCTCGATCTGAGATCAAATAGTCGTTGCTATTGGCTATGAAATTTCGAACAGTATTAGAAGTTCCGGTTATGTCAGTATTGATGTTGCCATATTGGTCGGTGATTTCAGATCTTATTAGATTGCGTTTGACTTGAACAATTTGATCAAACAGATTACTAAATAACCTGTTACCTTGCAATACAATATTACCAATATTTCCCGAACTTGATGTTATTATATCCCCGGCGGATATAATGCTGTCAGCATTGCCGCTGACTATGGCAGTGTAAAGACTTTGTCCTTGACTGGTCAATAACAAGTTGGCTTGTAATGACCTTAATGAATTGATAGTTGTACTATAAGCACTGTTGTTATTGAACCTATCGGCTGCAGGACCTATAATATCAACAAGATCAGGTGTACCAAACACACTATGTCCGGATCCCAGGCTGGAACCTGTTAGTGTAAGAGCTTGGTTGTAAGCTACTGGATCAGTAAAACAGGAATTTATTAAATCCACATTACCGGCAATAGTGATTTGATCAAGTAACTGCCCCCATTCTTGAAATCGTGTAAACTTAGAATTAACTCCGGCAATGTTATAAAGACGCATGGCCAAATTACTACCAGTGTCAACTACTTGTTGTGCCGAGCTAGACAGATAATTGCTTAATACCAAGGTGTTACTGAATGTTATCATTGGTATGGTCTTGACCAGCCGAGCTTGGCAAACATCCAAGATATCTAGTATTGTTTCTGGTGCTAAATGCTGGTCCAAGACTGTGGTTAATTGTGTTTCTGTAAGCAGTTGATAATTAGCTATGTCTAAATTGGCTCGAGCAAATGCCGGCGCAAGGTTTGTGGTCTGACCTTGCGCGATCAAATTGTCAACAACATTGTGTGGTTTAAAACTGTTGGGTAGATCTTTAGGATCAAAATAGCTGCCTAGGTTTGATAGGTTAGCAGCAAAGTCTCGCCAGGCCTGTGTTGCAATAATTGTGCTACCAAATTGTTCAGCCATGCCTCCGGTAATTTGCCCCGGTATGGTAGAATAGTTAAAATCAAACTGGGTCTGTTGGCTAAGACCCTGCAAGGAACCAGCCAATTCATAATTGTCTTTTGCAAAGTCTGAGGCGATTGAAATAATTTCAGTAAACCTAGTGACATTATTTCCAAGCAGTGTAACAGCGGTTTGATGAATTGTTTCAATTAAGTTATTTGAGTTAAAACTTACGCCCACGGGAATATTGCCTCGAAAGCTCAATGGCACAATACCGGTTACGAATCCCGGCACATTGGCTGTTAATGCTTCAGCAACATTGGCACTGGCTGAAACCAAGCGAGTTTGGCTAGCCCCACTTAATTGTGTAGTTGTGAACGCTGTATTAGCCAAACTAAGACTGGTGGGAATCCCCAATCCTTGGTTATTTAAAATACCAGAGATGGCTATAGCACCAGTGGGTGTGATTTTAGTAGACATATGGATATTTACCGAAAATTCGGGGGACTAATCCAACTCAACATCATTGCTGCCGGTTTGAGCAGTGTCACCGCAAGCGGCCTTGGATCCTTGTCGTGCTAGAGCTCGTCCATTTACCAACACGCTGGCACTTCCGGTAATGACTGGACTAGGGCTGCCGTGTTGTTTTTTGCCGTGTGGTTCCACTAAGTCTCCAACACGAACAGCTTCTCGACCGTTAATGACTACATCGGGACTGCCTTTTTTCACAGTCCCGGATCCAAAGCGGTCTTGGCCGGCCCTAGCAGCTCCTGGCATAGTTAGGCCACAGGTTCCTGTGTCTTTATTGGTTCATCACTTACTACCATGAGATAATGATCTTCCATTTTTTTATGAGTCTTGCATATACTAATAACATGTTGATCACGATAATGAATATTTTCAATAGTGGGATCGTGACCAAACATGGCCTGTAATAAACCAATGCCTTCGGGCGTGGTTACCACAATACAGGGACGACGCAACTGGTATTCTCGACCATCAAAATCCACTAGTTCACCACAAATTTCGTCGCCACTGACTAATTTAAGATTAATAACTTGTCCGGGTTGATATTTAAACTGTTTTACTAACATTGAGTTGTTCCTTGAGTTGTTGAAATGCTACTTCGGTCATTTGGCTTAGACCACTGTATCCATTTTCTACAAATAGTTGATCGTCTAGATAAATCTGCGGTACGGTGCGATGCCCACGATCTATAATAAATTGCCTAGCTTGGGGATCTTGATCCACACGAACTTCGGTATATGGTATATTTTTTAAGTTTAATAGATTCTTAGCTCTATCACAAAAAGCACAATTTTCTTTACTATAAACGATTAATGTCATGCTGACTCCACTTCTACTACAACATCACTAGTGACTAGCTCTTGTACTACTTGTTCTATGGTGGCAGGTAAATCATCAAATGAATTCTGAGCCACTGACTCATTGTCGCGAACTAGGCGACTTAGTTTTATTACAAATATTGTTTCTTCTATTTTTGCCATATGCGTCCTATATTTCTGGAAGCTCTTCTTTGACTACAGTGTCACTCATGATTCCAATCACATAGTTAGTTGATTCTGATTCTTGTAAAGCAGTTTGTTTTTTGTTGATGTTAACATGCTTCATAAACCAAGGAATCGGAGTAGTCTTGGGATGATCCTCTAAGTATTTAACACCAATATCTTTCAGTCTAGTAAAAGCTGTGTAGTCAACAAAGTCTTTGAGTATTTGACTGTTTAGCCCAATTACTACACCTCGCTTGAACAAGTAATCAGCCCAGGCCTTTTCTTCTGCTATGACTTCCATGTACATAGCGTAGACCTCGGCTCGACAGTCTTGTGCGGCTTGAGCAAAACGTGGATCATCACGCACTACTTGGTTGATAATATAAGCAGTCCATTCAGCATGTAAGATTTCATCTTGAAGAATTAGTGCAATGATATTACCGTTACCAATGAATATACGATTCTCTACCATGGCTAGACTAGTAGCAAAACTTACCATAAAACGGAAGGCTTCTAGAGCATAGCTAGCATTGAGCGCCATCCAGATTGCTCGAATATGATCCTGTTCACTTACTAGCATTGCTCCAATTTCTTTTTGACTGTTGAGTTTATGTAGTAGATCATAGTATCTACCCACACTAGCTGCCATGTCTATGATTTCTTGAGTGTGATGAATTTTGTTGAATTCTTCTTTGGGCACACCATAGATGTTTCTGATAATATGGCTATAGCTTTTGCTATGAATATTTGTCTCGAAAAAACTCCAGTTATTAACCAGAGCCTCTAGCTCAGGTACACTAACAACAGGATTAAAAATCTGTGCCGGGGCACGACCTTGTATACTGTCTAAGGCAGTTTGACGCAGTAAATTGCTAGTAAAGATGTGTTTAACAGCATCTGTGGCTTCTTTGAAATCGATCTTGTCTTTGGTTAATGTAATTTCTTCTGGAACCCAGAAAAAGCCACGGGCTGTTTCTTCGTATCTTGCAATTTTAGGATAGCGTACTTCCTCAAACCTTTGCACTGTGACTGGACCTTCGGGATCCAAAAACATGTTACGATTTAAGTAGTTAGTGGGTCTGCTAAGATTATACTGTGCTAGACTCATAATACACAGGCCTCACAATTTTCTTGATCTTCTTCGATTTGACTTGAAACAGTCTGTGTAACTGGGGGTGTGTTTGACAACATACTTTTTGCTCCAACTTTATTAATAAGGCTATAGTAAATGGTTTTAATGCCCCACCGATGTGCTCGCATTAGGTTACCGGCTATGACAGTGCCTGGTACTTTGTTTCCTGCATAGTTTGCGGGATTATAGAAAGTATTAGTACTTAGGCTTTGATCAACATAAGCAGCGATCACCGCAGCAGTTTTTAGATAATCTTGGCAATCTTGTTGATCCCACATTAGCTGATAACGGGATCTAAGGCGGCGATATTCGGGCACTACTTGTACAAAACTTCCCGCTTTGGATTCTTTGACCGAAATTAACTCCATGGGCATTTCAATGCCATTGGTGGAGTTTAACACAACTGAGCTAGACTCAACCGGAGCTACTGCCATTAGTGTGGCATTACGAATACCCGACTGTTTTAATCGAGCTCGTAAAGGTTCCCAGTCAAGACTAGGAGTGAAATCCGTGAGCTCATCAACCGCCTTGGCGCGACGCTCCCAGGGGAATATGCCCCTACCGTAGTAGGTCTGCGCCGACTTACCGCAAGCACCGCGCTCTTCGGCCAATTCTACACTCATTTCGGTTAGGTAATAGGCCTGATGTTCCATCCAACGCCGGACTTCCGCCAAAGCTGTTGGTTCGCCGTACTTGAGTCCCTTGCGGGCGTGCCAATAAGCAAGATTAGTAATGCCCACCCCAAGTGGTTCAAAGTCCTCATTAGCTAGTTGACTTTGAACACTCAGGAAGTCTTGATAGTTAAGTAAGTTGCTAAGACTACGAACTAGTATTCTACAGCACTTACGCATGTCTTGTGGATTGCGGAAACTTCCCCAGTTTATACTGCCAAGAGTACAAAGAGCAATTCGCCCTTGATCGTCTTCAATTCTCTGGAAAGGTCGCGTGGGTAACAGTATCTCCTGGCATAGGTTAGATTGATATATGGGATCCACTGCTGTGTCAAATGGGCCTTGGCTTTGCACGTTATCGATGTTGACAAGATAGATCCTACCAGTGTCAGTACGCTCCTTAAGTATTCCGTTCTTGAATACTTCATCTGCTGGTAGCGTCTTTTTCTTTTTCGAGACATCGTGCTCATATTTCACATATAACTTTTCAAATTCCGCTGTGTTACGATAAAAGGCTTCGTATAAATCGGGCACTTCATGTGGATCAAACAAGGTAATGTTTTCGTTATTTTTAAATCTACGCCAGAACATGGCATTGACCACTACACTATAATCCATTTGCCTGACACGAGTTTCTTCAGTTCCTTGATTATTCTTTAGTACAATAAGATCTTCAAACTGTGCGTGCCAGATAGGAAATGTCACAGTGCATGATGCATTACGAATGCCACCTTGGCTGCAACTGCGTAGATCTGAGAACCATTTCTTCATAAATGGTACTAGACCCGTGTGTTTGATCTCACCGTTGCGAATTGGCGCACCTAAGGGTCGGATTCTGCCTATTTCCAGGCCAATTCCGGCTCTTTTTGATGCATATTTTGCCATCATTTCTCCAGCAGCGAATATGCTATCAAGGGTATCATCACTGCTGATAAGAACGCAAGAACTGAACTGTTTAGTAGTAGTGCCAAGCCCAGCAAGCACAGGGGTGGCAAGAGTGAAATGACCATCTGAAGCGCACTCATAGTAATCCTTGACATATTTTAATCTACGGTCTCGGGACTCGGCATGAAACGCAGTAGCAGCAGCCACAGCGTACCTAACTTGAGGTGTTTCGTATAATTCCCCAGTAGCACGATTTTGTACTAGATATTTTTCGCAGAGTTGGGCGATGGCTGCAAAAGTATAATTTTCATCTTTGTGATGATCAATAAACAAATCAATAATATTCCATTCATCTCGCGTATACCACTCTAGCAATTCCGGGGTATACATTCCGGCTTCGACGTTCCGCTTGACAATGTCATAAATGCGGGGTGGATCATATTGGCCGTAGACTTCTTTACGCAACATGCTTAGTCTTTGACGACCTGCTACATATTGATAATTAACATTGTTGATTTCGGGATTTTCGGTTTCATCAATCAAGCCAACCATGGCTTGAAGTAATAATGCGTCAATAGTACGAGTGGTCATACCATCGTGTAGTTCTAACTGAGCTTTGATTTCGATCATGCTGGGGCTGACCCCGTCGATGCCTCGGCAAGCGTTAGCAACTTGCCTTTGTATTTTGCTTATGTCTAATGGGACCTTTTGTCCCGATCTTTTTATGACATTAATCGTGGTCATTAGTGTTGATTCCTCTTTTAGTATAGGTCAAGTTGTAGGTCCTTGACTGAGTAGCGATGTTTGAGCACAAATTTCTCAGTGATTGAAGTTTTATTTACTACTTCATCAAACTTCAAATTAAGTATATATTTCCCCGAATTAACCCATACTGTATTAGCTATGTCGTGGCACTCGGTGTCTCGATATATTCTTAACTCTAATTGTTGTATATCTTTTCCATAGTGCGAGCATAGATACAGAGTATATAACATTCCCAGTGATTTCGCAAGATCACAGTAGATATTATCATTAATAAGATTCCAGGGATCTGGCCATTCTGACACTAAGTCATCGGCTAGATAATGCGTGACATAAGGAGCATAGCTCCAAAGATGCTGAGTACGATCTATGGCTTGATCAAGTTCAAGCTGACCTAATTGATTCCTAAAAGCACGCCACTCACGAAGACGTTCTTCAGGTCTAAGATTCCACATAATTGATTATATTAAACTAGTTGATTTTATATCGTAAATAAAAGTAGTGTTATTGCCTCGGTTATCTGCTGTGATTTTGAGCACAGGTCTTGCTGTTATATATGTTGAATTGTATTCAATATCTAACTCAACGCCGGTATCAATGTGTTCAACATAACTGTCTTTGTATTGACACTGTCCGGTACTGGGATCAGAACTAAATTGTAAACTACCTGTTCGATTGGCTGTGCCGCGCTTTAATTGGTAGGTAATTTGACCATTTAGAAAGTTAGGATGTAACGGTATGTCACGCACTGTGGAATTTGCCACTATGACTGTGTTTCCTAGTGTTTGATATGTGTTACCAAACTTGATTAGGCCTGCCGAATCTATGCTAACAGTATTAGGGCTGGTATGTTCAATACTGCTCAATACCGAATCTTGGTATTCATTTCTTAAATGAGTGTCACCAAAACTATAACTACTGCGACCACCAAATCTTATCACGCTTGATACTACACCGGCATTAGCATTGGCGTCAAACGCAGTCCCAACATTGATAAAAGTGTTGGTCATGCTGACTACATCATTTACATTGTTGCCGGCATAGATACCATGTTGGTATATTCTATTAAATATACTGTTTGTGACTTTGAGACTGGCTTGTGTGTTACCATTAAAAACGGTTTCAAAGTTGATTCCACGATATAACTCATTAAATCCACAACTGTCAAAAACAATATTCTTGGTACCCAATGTTTCTCGTACATTAGCAGCAAATGTAAGATTAGTAAAATCACAGTTAAAGAACTTGATACTATCTGTGGGATAATATCGACTGTCTATCGCTACACCTGAACCAGCAGTGATATTGCCGGGAGATTGACGAATACCAATGAACCTACATCTATCAAATATCACATCATGTGCCGATTCGATCTTGGCCAAGGGAATATCTTGAGTAGTCTCGAACACAATGTTAGATATTTCTACATATTGCGGACTGACACCATTAGCAATCATGCTAGAATCATCACTGCCGGTACTGCTGGTTAATTTTAATAAACAAGTGGCCAATTCACTGACTTGCCTTATTACAACACTGCCTTTGCCAATGCCTTTTAGAGTACAATATGGCGGAATACGCAATTCTCCGGCCACAATGTAAACTCCGGGATAAAAATTAATTTGTCTGCGAGTTTCAGGATCGGTGGCAGCGGCTTGCCGATCATAAATTTGATCTATGGCTCGTTGTATGGCTAGTAAATCGTTTACGACTCCGTCGCCTATGGCTCCAAAATCTTTGACATTAACCGTGTCATCTAACTTGGCTTGTACATTTCTAACGATTTTCGCGCTGATAGTAGCACCGGTCTGTACTTCATATCCGCTGGCTAATCCTTTGAAGGTGTACTCAAAACTACTTAAACTGCCGGCCATGATTTCGGTCATGGCCTGTGTGGTCAAAACTTCGGTATTACCTGGGTATGGTGCTCCTTGTTCTGTAGTACCATTACCTATAAACAAGCGTAATTTATCAATAGCCCAACCAAATTCGCCGCGAGATAACTGTCCTAGTTCAGAATAAAACCCACTTCTGATTTGAATTTGACTGACTTGTAATACTGCCATTTTTTCACCTTATAGGCAGTATTTACCGTAATCGATAATACTCACTGACTCGATCACACCATCGTTCAGTCCACATGCCAAAGTCTTCGGGTTCTAACACAAACTCTTGATAATCGGGCTGTTGTCCGGGCTGTGGCTTAACACAGACCATAACAACTCCTCGCTTGATGTCAGTGCCATGTACTTCATTATGTGCTAAAGCATAGGCAGTGAGTTGTAGGAAATAGTCATCGATCCATTCACGACGCTTGGGTTTGTTGCTTTGTTTGAAATCTATTATACTGGGATGGCCATTGTGTACACCCACACAATCAGTGGTTCCTGCATAAAGCTCGGGAAAATACAAAGGAACTTCGTTTCCCCAAACTTCGGAGATGTGTCCAAATCCAGCTGCAATCACAGTTTTGGCCATGTTAAGACTTTCTTGTGCATAAGGATTCGAAACTGACTCTTTTAAGGGTTCACCTTTGATGTAATCTTCCAAGTATTTGTGCATTCTAGTGCCACGATTGGCAGCTTCGGTAGTGATTTGCTTGGCCCGTTCTTGTCCGACATTTTGGCGCCATGCTTCAAGAGCTTGTCTGGCTTCTTGGGGTTTGGTGGCATCTAAGATCGTAGTTACACTGGCGACTCTTTGCCCATCGGGAGTGAGATATTCACGACGCCCGTTTTGAGTACTTCTTGACAAGGCAAGATACTCAAACTTTTTTACTAACACAGATTTATCCTTTTATTTGAGAGCGCAAGCTCTATGCTATTATATAGCTTTGTTGGGGCTATTACAATAGATTATGATCGTTTTGCTTGTGCTCTTTTGGCCATCATGGCCACAGTTCTTCTGGGCTCAGAACCAGCCCATTTTGCTCCAGCATCAGTGGTTTCGGGCTCTAACTCGGGCTCATTTTCCAAATCACTAACCAAGGGCTTTAGATACACATATAATACACCAGTATCATCTTTGGCTATTTTTTCGATTATGTTGTCTAACTCACCACTGTCGTAAGCATCTTTTAGTAAATCTACATTAAACATTTCGCTGCCTGGACTGCGAGCAACCATGTTGACCAAGGCATCAACTCGAATTTGATCGTGGCTGCCACGCAAATTATCCAATATACTAATTAAATTTGTGGTTGAATTGGTATCAATTTCAACCACGAACTCACTGGCTCTCATCAGCGTTTTTCTCTACCCATGGGCTCTGAACCACCCACAGCAGCATCAGTGGCATTAAACTCATCTGTGTCTAGGTCACTGGGTTCATTAGCGATCGGAGCCACGGGCATCCCAGCAGCACCAAGATCTGCACCAGGCATAGCACCACCGCCTTCGCCAGCCAATGATCGTGCTGAAGTATCAGCAGTTTCACGAGCTTGTGCTAGGCTTTGACTAACACTTTGTAGCAAATCTGCCATAGATGATTTGAACTGGTCAGCTTCGGCCATGCCAATTTGATCACGAATGGTGTCAATCAAGGCCGGTAGTTGCTCAACTTGCATTTTGCTAACACGCTCAACCATGTCTTGAATAGTGTCTACCATGTCTTTGGCTGCTAATATGGCTTGACTTTTGCCCATTTCGCTTTCCATGAGCTGTTGGTTTTCTTGCATCCAACGCCCTAGGCTTTCTCGTACCATAAGCAATTCCATGTACTTGGGATTGCGCTCGACTTGATGAACACCATGTGCACGACGAATGCGCTGAATGTTTTCTCCAATCAAGGCATTGAGCTGCTGAGCCTTTTGCCAGCTGAGACGATCAAAATCAATAGTAAAACCAAAACGACTGCTCATTAACGAGTTCATTCTGTTACTAGTTGATGCGGGATTAATATCTTTAAGGTTCATAATGGGAGATTCCTAAATGTTTAAGTATTTAGCGATTTTTAAAGTTTTTTCCAATAAGTGATGCTGATGTCTAAGATTTACTGTGACTTGAGTTAATCTGTTTGTATAAAGTTCACGAGTTAACATAGGTCGATTCTTAGCACGCTGTATTCTTTGTTTAAAATGTTCAGCCTCACGTTTTAATCTATTTATATTTTGATCATATAGCATGATTTGGTCAGATAAATCAAACCTGTTACGATGTTGGCAAATAGCATAAAATATAGCCGAATTCTTATACTCAAACCATAACTCTTGATCGTTGTATCGATAAATCAAAACCCAACTGTCTACATAATGCTTTATGGCATAATTGCCAACTAAAAAATGATTGGCACTTAATTCAACTATTAAGGGACTTTGGTTTCTTGGCTTTTTTTGATTTATAATTTCAGCAAGTTCGGCTTTGGTCCACTTCTTGATATGTTTTACTACATGGTCGACAGCTTGTTCAACTTGTTTTTTGTCGACTGTATTTGATGACACCTTCATAATTTCGTCTAATGACTAGACCCTTATTGACTAATTGATTAGCTAAGACTTGATCTCGCTGGGATAATGCGGATTTGGGCACCGGCTCAGCTTGCTCGGTGATATGATCAAGAACTTCGGCTTCTTCATTACTTATGGGCATACTTATAGCCCTGGTAAATTCTACGATTCTCATCGCGTTAACGCCACTACTAGAGAAATAATTGCTCCAATTAATACCACTATAACACTGGTACCTATGGTAATTAGTTGTCGATTATGTTTATCATTAGCGTCTGATAAACTGTTTTTGATATCAGAAATCATGCCTTCCATGGCAGTGACCTTATTATCGAGGCTGTCTAATTTGAGATTCAGCTGTTTGTATCTTTCTGCACATAATTCCACATGCGCCTCCAAATTCTCGCGCTCAATATCTGATGCCGACATGATATTTAAAAATCCTAAAATAAGAGATACTACCACTAAAGTAGATTATTAGTATATTTAACCTATTTTTAAAAATAAGGTTAATAAAAAAGCCCTAACTAGTAGGGCTTTTAATGATCGACTACGAGTCGATTAGGCAACAGTAATCGCTGTACCTAGTGTAACAGCAGTGTCAGTACCAATGCCACTGATCATGACCAAACGAGACTTGATGCTAGCAGCGTCAACAGCGTGACCATGCATGATCAAATGTACAGCACCAGCACTGGCGCTAGGAACATGATACATAAGAGGATTTAGCTCTTTCATGATCAATTCGACCATTTGATCGGCTTCGTTTGGAACAGTAGCATCACCGTCTTGTGCTTGTAGATCAACAGCAGTGTTGCTGCCATTGCTTGTGCTGCGAATTGTGCAAACAAAAGCCTTTAGATCAGAAGTGGAACGAAGTGTACCAGTTGTATAATTGCCTGCGTAACCATTTACTCTTTCAAATACGGCCATTTTAATTTCCTTTTTTAATATCAACGCTTTCGCGTATGTAATTATTTATGATTGATCCAAAATTTTGTTTGGTTAGAATCAAGGATTAGTACTAAGCCATAATTGAAGTTGGTTTTTTTCTCCAGTGCTTAGGGCACCATACATTTGTTTTATTTGATCTACTGCTGTGGGTTGATTTCCGCCTGTGCTTGCTCCGGTGCTGCCAGCTGCTCCGGTATTAGTGGGCACCGGTTGGGTTTTGGTCCAAAGCTCTTGAGTCCTGGCGTTAATATACTGCTGCATTGCCCGATAATCTGTGGCATTGGCAATTGTGGGCACAGGCACTTGACTTTTACCTGGCTCTACATACTTAGAGAATCTTTGATCTATATAATTGACTAATTCTGTAGTGTAGTCGGTACCAAGCGGTAGGTTTTTGACAATTCTAGCCCAGTCACCATATACTCGGTTAGATGTGTTGGCTACTCGTTGATCACCTAGGCCCTGAGCAAAACCAGCTGTAGCACCACTAACAGCACCACCGAATCCGCCCGATTTAAAACCTTGTACTGCTCCACGAACAGTACCAACTGCTTGTCTAGCCGCTAACGGGGTCGGATATTCAACTACGATTTCTCTAGATTTCATTATGTATTCCTTACCTTATGATGTTGAATATTTAAACATCATCTTTAACTCGCCTTATGCCTCGTTGAAATTTTGCTAGATCTCCGCTGCGTATACTATTGACTAATCTACGCTCTAGATCTTGAGCTGTGTCATTGTCATAGTTTTCTTTAATATAATGTAGTAGATGTATGGCACTTTGAATAACATTGGCCGCGCGAGTCTCTACGAAATTTTCGCGATCACGCTCTAACTTAAAACTGTCAAGTTCAGTTAATATACTACGAGTACGCTTTTGCAACAGAATCTCCCGGATACTATATTTATATTATACCTGTTGATTACCGCGTAAGCCTGCGATCATTTGCTTTAATTTGCTAGTGTCAGCTTGCACACCTTTAGGTACAGACTGCACGTCTGTTGCGGCATTACTAGTGGACTTGATTTTATTCATAATGGACGAAGTACGATCTTCGGTTCTTTGAGACGAATCGTCACTGCCAGAATCTGTAATACGCATGGTTTCTATGTTGTAGTCTAAATCCAGTTTCATGCCCACACCAGTGCTACTACGCGATTTCATGCACTGTATTTGATACTTGCCTCGTTCACGCATGGCTCTACTAGTAAAAATACCAAACACATTATCTGCTGTGTTAATTTTACTAATACCACCCGAAATATGACTATGATCAAACTCGACTTCTTCCACAGCACTTCGATTCAACTGCGAGGCAGTGATCATTAACATACCCAATTCTTTACTTAAGTTACGCAGTTCTTCACTAACATACTTGTCCTTGACAAACAAATCATTAGGACTTACTTTGGCACTAACTGGCATCAACAAATCTAAATAATCAATCATAACAAAGTCAACACGATTATTGGTTTGAACCTGATACTCTTTGATATAACTGCGTATGTCATTTACTGTGCTTTGTGCTGGCAAATATTTAACACGATAACTACCCGCTCGGCGACCAGCCATTTTAACTTTGAGACCAGTGTTTTCAATGTCTCTGCGTATGTCTCTAGTACTCATGTCAGTTAACATAGCATCAGTGCGTAAACTAGTTAATTCTTCGCTGAGTTCTAGTGTGATATAAACACCATGTAATCCCTGCTGTAACCAGTTCAAGGCAATATTCATCATGACCAAGCTCTTGCCCGATCCTGATCCACCAGCAAAGATATTGAGTTCACCTCGGCTGAATCCGCCATACATGATCTTGTCTAGCTGTGGCCAACCTGTGCTGACTTGTCCACCCGAGTTAAAGTAACGATTAATACGATCGGTAGGATCGCTCCAGTAGTCTGTGCCTAGATCTCTAGTTAAACTAATCTGTACAGCATCTTTGATTAGCTTTTCAACTGGATTAAAATCACCTTTTTCAATTAAGTCAGCTGACTTTAGAATGGCCCGTTCTAGTTCCTGTCTGCGAGTAAAAGTTTCAAACTCCTCCATGAACCACTCTAAATGCCTAGAATCCAGTTCAGGCACTAGTGCGACTTCAACTCCGCTAACAGCTCGTACTTGTTCTACTGTGGGCAATACTGTGTGCTTTGCAACATGATCTTGTATGAATTTAGCAGCTTCACGCAAGGTACGATCAAAGTTTTCTGGGTTATAGATATTTTGCACACGCACAAAACTCTGTGCATCAGTAAGCATGAACTCGAGAAATAGTCGTTGTAGGTCTACTGTGTAGTCAGTCATACTAATTTAAACGCTTCCTTAATAGTTCAATTTTTAATCTGCTGGTTTCTTTGGAATCTAATATGCTTTTAAGCACAAACAACTTACCATATCGTGTTACAGCTTCATTGATGTCTTTTGACGTTTCTGCCCAGACCGGGAACGCCACCGACCAACCGTATTCTTGTGCTCGTCGAATCAGTTGTTGACCCGCACGATCCTGGTCTGGTACTAGTATGACTTCTCGTCCTAGACTGTCAATGATGTCAGCTTGTGTTTCCGAACAATCGTTCCCAAGTACCGCTATACCATCTATGGCCATGGCATCAAATGGACCTTCGCATACAATCACAAATTCAGCGTGTGGGCGTTGTTGATCCATGTTGTAAACATAATTAGGCTCATATTGGCTATGATATTTGGGTTTGACTGCGGCGTCCCAGGCTCTTGCTGTATATCCAATTAATCTATTTTGCCAAGTAAATGGTATTATTACTCTACGATTAAGATTGTGCTCGGTGCGGTCAGTTACCAGCATGGGATATTTATTTAAGTCAATGCCACGGTCTTGGCAGTATTTTAACGCAGCAGCATCTTGCTCTACCAAATAAACTGGATCAGGCAGTGCACGAGCCTTGAAGTCAATTTCAACAGGTTCGGGTTCAATGGATCTAGTACCAGCTATATCTTTGATCCTAACTGTTTCTATGACCAGCCGATTTATAGTATTTTCATCTGCGCCTAACCAAGACAGTAATCTTCTAAACCGATATCCTAAATGTTGGCCGGGTCGATAACCAGTTTTAAATTGGCAGTTAAAACAGGAATAGATTATTTGATTGTCTGAACTTACTAAGACACCACCACGACCACGAGTATCGGCAGTCTCGCCACGATACTGACAACACACTGCGTTTCCAGAAATCCATCCAGAAGGAGATTTTCTAGTTTTTCTTCCAGAAATCCATAAGTTAAGTGTCGTATCTGTAACTAAATTTATCAAGTCTTATTACTTTCCAACAATTGTTATTTTTCATTTTTCTAATAGTAAGAGTGTTAGTATAACACTTTCTATATGCCGAGAACAACTGCCAATAAGTAATTTGAATTTCATTTTTGAATTCTTCTGCGAAACCTTTGAGACCAATATTTGTTTCCCATACACGCCCATCCGGTGATTCTATTCTATATAAACCATTGTGTGAGTCTCGTTTCCGTTTTTTTGTTTCTTCTGAATCAGGCTGTTGTTGAAACCTTTTAAGTTGCCCTTTACTACAATTTTCTGCTCTTTGTGCCTTTTTTTCATTAGACATTGTTCTATGATGTTTAATGGCATTACTGCGAGCACATTCCGAATCAACACCTTCTCCACCGGAGGTCATATTGTAGCCTTCTAGTAAAGTATTATATTTTTCTATCCAAAAAATCTCTCTTGAATTTAATTGTTCCTGTGACCAGTTGTCATTAGATTCAAGTATTTCGAATTTCATTTGAGCCCAGCCGTATTTCTGAATAGCATTAGCAATTAATCTATTAGATTTTTTATTTTTTTCTAATATTAAATAGGACTTAATTTTTTGTTCGATAGATACCTTTGATTGTCCTATGTATTGTTTACCAGATGGTGAAGTTATAAGATATATGTATTTCATACATATATTTATCTAAGTAACAATTAAAGCAAATGTCCACGACTTCTAGTGTCGGGTTTATGTCCGCGGTGATGACAGCAAGGTGCGTTGAATGAGATCCATCCACTCGAACTGGTGCGGCGTCGAGAGGGTAGTAGTTGTAATACAGCGTCTTGAACAGCAGTCAACATCTTTAATATTATACACGATGTTGACTACGAACACAACTCAGCAACTACACCATTCTTTCCATAATAATGGTGTTCTTTTTATATCCACCACCGATGCTGAGTGTGATTCTGTAAAATCTACGATTGGTAACGTCTTGTACATTGTAAATGGCTACATCACCTTGCCAAGGAAAACTCCATGTGAATGGTTGTTGCCATGTGGTGTTTAGGGTGTGGCAAATTATCTATCATTGTTTATTCCTTATAATCCATATGTGGCTCGAGTAGCATTGAAGTTCTGTAGTATCTCAGTGCTAGTCAACACTCTGTTGTAAATGAAAGTTTCGCCAAAATCTCCAACCCATTGGAAAGCACCGCTGTATGCGCTACGACCAATCCATACTTCTTGACTGTTAGAAACTGTAGCAAGACTAGCAGCACCGTTGGCAACTTCACTACCATTTACATATAATCTAAGATTAGAAGCATCTCTGGTAAACATCACCAAATACCAGTTGCCATTGTTGTATGTAGAGAGTGGTGATTCAATGCTTTCATAAGTACCTGAACTATTTGCAGTATCAGCATTGATAGAACCACCATTTAGCCATATTCGATAGTTCCAAGGCCAACCTGCTGCGGTTTCTTTACATATGGTCATTTTTATACCAGCTGCCGAAGTTCTAAACCATAGACCTACTGAAAACGATTCTGATGCTAGACTTTGGTTAGTGTCTATGTATCTAGCAGTGGTATTGGGAAAGTTGAAGTATGTGGTATTGTAAGTAGGAGCACCTACTAATGTGGTTGTGTATGTATTGTCACTGCTGTCAGTCCAATTGGTACCGCTGCCACTGTAGGCTTCTGGTTGTAGATAAAGTTGTAGACCGTTAGTAACGATATATCTGTCTTTGTAGGTATTGTATTCTGCCTGAACTTCTGCCAGTGTCAACACACCATTGTAGATCTTAAATATGCCAACTTTACCGTTCATCTTTACCGGGCCAGACTGTGGTCTAGGGTTTACTTCAAATAGATCCAACGCCGCTGAGGTGTTGATGTTGCTGCTAGTCCCAGTGTAGCCAGAACTGGCCACTTGTGCGTCATTAATATACATCTTGCTGCCCGCGGAACCTATAGTAACAACCACTTGCTGCCACATGTTAGTTGTGGGCGCTGTGCCATAGGTTAAACCTGTGCCTGTGCCTGTACCAAAACGAAAGGTCCATCCTGTGGTGGTGAAGAATCCCACATAGCCGTCTGAAGTTGTGCCTCGTTTGCTGTACAGCATATTAGGGCCTGCGGCATTGATCGCGTCAATATTGATCCACATCAGCACAGAAATCTCTGTCATCGAATCCAACACAGTTTGGTCAGCAATGGTAAAATAATCTCCGTCCCCGGGCACGAGATCAAAATAAGCACCAGATCCGCCGACGTGCCTGGGTGTTCCGCCCAATGTAGCATCGTTGCCATTGGCAGTAAGATCCTGCCAAACTACGCCAGTATAACCACCTGTAGCATCTAGATGTAGAGCCAGTGCTGCAGAAGGCAGAGTTATTTTTCTCCTACGACCAAACTTGCTCGCTCCTGTAAATGATGAAAACATTTAGAATCCTGTTAGTTGCCCAAGTACAGTATGTAAGCCATCATATAGTATGCTGAATGTTACTACATCAAATCTATTACTGCTAGGTGTTGGAATAATATTGCCCTGCCACGCCAAAGGCACAGCATTTCCATCTATCTGTACCGCTGAGGGATAGTAGCCAGTGGCACCCTGTTCTATTACTAAAGTTATTGCGGTAGCATAACCTACTGCTAAGTTAAGGTTGGTAAGGTTTACAGTCCAGTTAGCATTGGGTAGTGTGTGATAGAATATGTGTCCTGAGGAACAATCGTGTGTCACAGTACCTGTGGCGTTTGATTTAGTCTGGAACTTTTCGTGGACACCGTCTTCTATCTTTAGAACGCCAGTGGCCATATTGCCAGCGGTTAAGGTATTGGTATCTGTACGATAGGTCAAGTCCACATCAGCTCGCATGTACTGCCCATTGGTTCTACTTTCCACAAAGGTTGGATAGTAGGTAGTGGTTAAGCCGTTGGTGTTGGTTATATCAACTGTACTAGCAGCTCCTCCGCCACCTGTATAGGCTGTGTTTTGAAAGGTACCATCACTAAATGTGATACCAGGCCAGCTAACCGGGGCTGGGCTTACATCCATAGCGGTTTGTGGAAGAGTCAAATTACCAGTCTGGTTAAATTCCCAAACTTTATTGCCATTAACTCCGGTTATTGTACCAATCTTGACATTGCCGCCATTCTGGAAAATAACTAAGGCATCGTTCCATTCTGTGCCATTTGTGTCTGTACCTTGGTTGAATATATAACCCGCAGTGCTGTTATCATGTGGGAACGCTAAGGTTACTGCTTTATCAACTTCTGCCATGGGCATTTCCATGCCGGAACGGATATAGTTGCCACCACTAGAGTCAACAGTAAATAAAAACCTTTTATCTATATCTATGTTAGGTCTTAACTGAATAGCGGTACTGATACCATAAAAAGCGGATCCATATATGTTTCTACCAACTTGAATATTGCCTGCCCGTAACAAATTATCATCTGTACGATAGGTCAGGTCAACATCAGCTCTCATGTACTGCCCACTGGTTCTACTTTCCACAAAGGTTGGATAGTAGGTAGTGGTTAAGCCATTGGTATTAGTGATGTCAACTGTGCCAGCAGCTCCGCCTCCCGTGTAGGCTGTGTTTTGAAATGTACCATCACTGAATGTAATACCAGGCCAGCTAACTGGGGCTGGGCTTACATCCATAGCAGTTTGCGGTAAAACTAAATTCCCTGTACGATCAAACTTCCAGAGTTTTGACCCACCCGGCACCGAACCATCGCCGTTGCTGATTACAAAAGCATCTTGAACAGATGTCAGAGCCAGATTACCTGCTATACTTGATAACTCGGCTTCGGAAATCTGTAGCTGTCCACCGGTGCTAGCAGCAGGAAATAACACATACGGTTCCGGCCCTAGGCCATTTATGATTAAGTTAGCAGTATTACTGGTTATTTTGTTGGGTATAGCAGTAGATTGTATGGTGCCATCTGGAAATGTAATATTACCAGTGTTAGCGAATTGCCAATTGGCCTGTTCGGCGAAAGAAATATTGAATATTTCGTCGGGCTGAACTTGAATCAAACGAGCGCCAGACATTATAGCCCAATCGTTTGTGGGACTACCAAAATCCAGTCGGAAACCGTGATTGCCTAGTTCTAAACCACTAGTGTTGCTAACATAACTACCGATGTCGCGTATGCGTGTACCGTTGGGCAACTCGATATTGCCGTCGGGGAGAAATCCCCATTCAGCAGGATTTACTGCCCAATTAGCCACAATGGCTACGCCACCAACATTGCTCTTGATTGTTATATCAGGGCCATTTGACAAATCTATTTCATTGTTGTTACTGGCCTGTACAGTATATCCGCCAATGGTTAACTGATTATCGGGTGTGCGTAATCCGCCATCTGTGCCAAATGTCCAAACATTATTGTTGCTAGTGATGCTAACATTGCTGTTACTGGTTAACCCAATTGGACCAGTGGTAATTTCTTTAGTAGATGAGTTATAATAAACAATTTTTGTACCAACTATTTCTCTGACGGGGTCAATGAATAGCCCCGAAGCAGACCCATTCAGCGCAGTACCACTGGCATTGATTATGATACTATTGTTGGGCTGGTTAGTACCACCTGCGAAATTTCCCAAGGCCACAGCGTATTCGCCTTGATTTTGAGATCCTGCTAGACCACCAATTGCTACTGCTCTAAGTCCTTGGTTGAACGCACCTGCATTAGTTCCAATGGCCACAGTTCCTATGCCTTGGTTATAGTTTCCTGCCCCACTACCTACAGCAGTAGATTGAAGACCTTGATTAATTTCACCTGCTTGACTACCAATGGCCACAGTAAGAGTACCTTGCCCCGAGTCTCCAGCTCTTAAACCAAATGATATAGAATTTGTGGCAGTATCTTTGATAACAGCATTGTTAGGTAATGTTATGCTACCTGTTCTATCAAATCGCCAAAGTCGAGAACCACCCGGTACTGCTCCACTACCGTTGGCGATTATTAAAGCATCTTCTGCAGAAGTTAGAGCAAGATTGCCCGATACGCTTGATAGTTCTGCTTGGGATAGTTGTAGCTGCTGACCATCACTAGCAGCAGGAAATAACACATAAGGTTCTGGCCCACTGGTATTAAGAACAACTTGTGCGTTACCGCTGACTAATCTATCTGAGCTCAGTGGTACATTATTACCCACTATGGTCACATTAACATTAGCACCGACGGTGTCGGCAGTGACTATGGCACCAACAAAATTTATACTTGCTACAGCACCAATTACTAAATTACCCTCATCGTAAATGGCAATATTAGCTGAGGGACCTGTGGCACCTGTAACCAAGCCTGCGTTTATAACATGTGAATTTGACAGTGTGATCAACAAATTACCAACTGTGACATTGGCTGAAGTAACATGTAAACCAGTGGCACCTGTACTACCAATGTTACCTTGTGGCCCAGTAGCTCCACCTGGACTACCGGCAGGACCAGCAGGACCCTGTGCGCCTTGTGCTATAAGATTGCCGCCTGGGGTAATGCCATCATGAATGCGTATGGTTTTAAATGTGGTATCAAGTGTAATTTCGCCTAATGGACCTACATAAGTGCTGCTTACAGCACTGTTACCGCGTTTGAGTAAAATTTGTTTTAGGATTACATTAGCAGACATTATATAGTACCGCCATCGATTGTGATTTCTGTCCCCGGTGTGGCTAAAGTTACTGCTTCATTGTAGTAAGCCGGTAATACTTCGAGGTCTAAAGGTACACCAAAGTTGTCGTCAATATAAACCGGACTAGTAACATTATCTGCGGTTCTAGTGGTTTTAAAAGTTAATTTGTATAGTCTTCTATCTAAATTGTTTACTGCATTGGTACCAAGGGTAAAACTACCACGCCCTAACTGTATATTACTAAAGGTAACGCCTACAGAATCCACAGTGACTTTATTAACTGGATCTTGTATTTCTACTTGCATGACATAACCAGTTAAATTAACTGGCTTTTGATCTTGATTCTTTACATGAACCTGAATGGGATTATCAATGCCTTGATACACAGTAACGGGTCTAGCATACACGGTGCGATTCCTCACAGTAAAAATAGTGGGATCCCAAAATTGGGCCACTACAATATTTGGATATAAATATGTGTTGATTACGGTCATTATTACACTATTTATAGCCAAAGTGGAAGAATACAAGCAGCTACTCAGTCAGTACCCTTTTATAACTTACCTAGTCTACGGTGGGAACGAGTACATAGGAATAATTCAAAATTCCGATGAACAAATTACTACGATTTATGATTATGGTAGCTTACAAACTGCCAGTCAAAAGAAAAGATTTCTTGACCTAGGAGAACAATGGTGGTGGGAATCAAATCGCATGATTCCAATCAATGTTTTTCTTAAACAGGATTGGACAGAATTTAAATTTGCTGTCAAGACCATGAACAGCAAAGATGTCAACATACGCATGGGCCCGCATGTGAATTTAAAAGAAATGGCCGCTAAAAGATCAAAACGACGCAGTATTACTCTAATTAGACGAGTTACTTAGATTGATCTAATAATACCATGTTGACTGCTACAAGATGTGCGTAGGCAATACCATGACTTTTCTTAAATCCATAACTACCATCACTGCTCTTGTCCCATACAGACTTGGCGACTTCGGACCAGGGTAGA